CTCCACCGATATATACTTTACCCGATGAAGCAAAATCTGTAGTAGATGTTAGGGTAAGAGTTGTTACAGAACTTGAGTGTGATCCATTTAAAGTTGTTGATTCTATTTCGTCTTCTTGATTAGCATATTCTTTTTGAATATATTCATTGTAATTAAGTGCAGTTAAATTATTACCAGAGTTACCAATATCATCATCTTTTTTAATTCTTGCAGTATTATAGTCTACTGATTTAGTGCTTGTAGGTAAACTGTACCTTACTACACCTGGAGTTAATGTAGAGCTATTAGAGGCATGATTAAAAGAATAACCAAACTCTCTTTGATTTATATATCTAATAGCTTGATTAACAGCATTTTGACATTGCACCTGAACTCCTCTAGCACTAGCAAATGTAGTAGATGTAAGCACTACTTCATTCATGCGTGTAATAACATCGTTAGTTAATGAGAGAAATGTCAAAGCCATATTGTTTCCTTTAGATAAGCTAAGAGGGCCAACCTAAGTCAGCCCCCAAAGTTATTTTACACTAAGTCACGTTGTGCGACTGCAGCTTCTGTCTGTGCGGCAGAAACATCTACAACTACTGCGTAGACACGTAAGCGTCCAGTTGCAGCAGCAGCACCTGCGATTGTAACATCAATGGTATCTGCAGTACCCACAAGAGCCAAAGACTCTGCAGCATAAGTAGACGCTGCACCTGTGTTAACGATGTTAGCTTCACCGTTAGAACCTTTTACAAGGTATGTACCTGCTGCAGCATCTAGTGCTGCACCATCAATGATGTCATCACCACCACCAAAGTCAATATTACAAGTACAACTTGCAGTAAAAGACTTCATGATTTCAGCACCTGCAGCAATCACAATTGATTCAGCAGGAACTTCTAGTAGTTGAAAGATGTCACCGTTAGCAATAGTAGCACCTGCAGTAATCATAGCATCAATATCTAAGATTGCTTCCATAGTGCGTACTGTATTTCCTACTACGGTGGGAACAGCGAGAACGTCTGCACCAACACCTGCAGTAGAAGCGAGAGTCATATCAAAAGTAGCCATAAGTTATATCCTCCCTTACGCTGCGTTATAACGAGCAGTTACGATTGCTTCAGGACGAAGAATCTTTCTGCCGTATAAATGCATACCACGAACAATGTCAGCAAAGCTGTCTTGATCACGATATGTTTCTGTCTTATTGATCTGCTCTGCAGTTGCAACAGCAGAATCATGTCCTGCAACAATAACACCACAATTAGTAAGTTGGTTAGCTGTACCTGCAGTACCTGGACCAGTACCCAATGATGGGAGATTGGAAGAGGAGTATACACGAAAGCCGTGGAAGTTATTGATGTTTAGACCGTTACGTAGTCCACCTGATTCACCGAAGTCAGCGTTCATAAAACGTGAATCTTCATCAGCTAGGATTTCCATAAACACTGGATCAACTACAAGCCATCGACCTTGTGAGTCAACTTGCTGTTGGTCTAGCAAACGTTTCATGCGTGATATAATCATTGCAGGTGAAACAGTTGCTGTTGGTAGTGATGTAGCTCCAGGCATACGAGCAGTTACAGGAATAGAATGAGTACCTGCAGATGTTGTCGTAATGTTACCGAAGTCACCTTTATGAAGCTGCATTGAAGAAAGCAGTTCATTTGAACCTGCAGTAGACACAGCTTTAGTACCATTAACAGTTGTGTTAAGTGTACTGGCTTGGCTATGCAAAGAACTTTGTGCGTAACCAGACATGTATCCAAGAACTTCTTGGTCATACTGATCAGCCAAACGGTATGCAGCACGGTTGCTTGCTAAATCCATGAAGTTTACGTGTGAGTGCGCTTCCTCTATATCGTCCATCTTAAAAGCATAGTAGTTGGCTTTATCAATAACGAGTGAGAAATCTTCATCCTCAAGGTCTTGTGCTGTAACCTGTGTACCTCTGGCATACTGCGAGACAGAAATTTCAGGTTCTTTGATAATTTTCACTGTATCACCTTGGGCAGAAATCTCCCCAAAATAATCAGAGTTAGTTATATCTCCTACTACAGTAGACTTGCGGAAAGCAAGCTGTACCTGTTTGGAGTAGATTACAGGACTAAAATTACCATTAGGTAAATTGCCGTAACCTGTTGCGGTTGTAAAAGCCATAATAGTTCCTCCTATAAAGTTTAGGCTTAATTGTAAGCTAAACATTATCACATAGAGGCTGTACATTTTCTAGGGTGCATATTATTATTAGTTGGCCTACCAATAATTTTATGGGCCTATACTTGAACAGGTAAGTCTTACGTATTGTTTAGTCTATCGAATATTGTATTACATTATTAGGTAGGCTTAAATGCGGCTAATAATGATTATACATATAGTTATACCATATAAATTTTATTTGTCAATGGTATTTTATCGTGCAGAACCAGACATATCATATATAAATTTGCCAGTTCTTATTGCTTCCATAATCGCATCGGAAGCCTTTTCGTATTGTTGCGTTGACATTTTTGCAACTTGCGATTCTCTAAATGCACCATCGTTATCATCTATATTAGGTTCACTACGACTGGTGCGGCTGTTTACTGAACGTGCAGCATCTTTATTGCTTGCAGGTTTTTTTGTGGTAATGTTCATGTCTGCTTTGTACAAGTCAATTGCACGACTTGCAGAACGAGCATCTGTATCATTTTCATATAAAGCTTCTTGAACCCACTTAGGTTGTTCTTCTGCCCAGTTATGAAAGTCATCACTGTCTCGTATATCACTAAAGTCAGGATGGATCTTTAAAAGTTCTACTTCTGCTTTCTCACGAGATGCTGTAGCTCTCATCTCATCTATTTCTTTTACACGGCTCTCTAAACCTTCTGATTGCTCTCGTGCTTTTTTAATTGCAATAGTTTCTACAATAGCTGCTACATCAGGATACTTAGTTGCCCATGCGTCAATATCTTCATCAGACTTAGGTAACTTAATTTCACTTTTAGTAGACTCAGTTAACTGTTGTTCTAATGCCTTGATACGTTCTTCATAATCTTTATCTTTTTTTTGTTGGTGTCTACGTAGATCACCATAACGTTTCTTAAAACTTTTTTCTTCTGCATTAACAGGTTCAGCCTCTTGTGCCTCTACCTCTGGTGCTTCTTCTTTTTCTTCAAGTAGTTCTTTTAGTTCTTTCTCATCTTGTTCTATACGATTTGAGTTAGCACTTTTTCTATCTACAAATGCAACCTTTTTGGGAGAGGTTACTTCTCCTGCCATAGCTGTAGTATTCATTATACTTCTTTCTTTCTAGGGCCACCGTAGCCATGTTGGATGGGGGATGGGTAGCTAGTCTAATGTGGATTATATTATTATATGTAGGTCAATCCACTAAACCATACATATTATCTTCCACCGATGTTACGTCTACCTACACCAGTTTTTTGTTTACGTTTAGCAAATGCACCTTTACCTTTACGTGCATCAGACATTAATTTTTTGCGTTTATCTCTACGTTTCTTACTAGCTTTTCTTGCGTCTTCTGCTGCTTTTTTTCTATCGTTTTCTATTTTATCTTCTACAGCTTTTTTAGTTAAATTAGCATCTAAAGAAGTAGCAGCATCTAAATCAAAAGATCTAGATTTTCTTGGATCAAGCGCATCTGGGTCTGGTCCTTTTCCTAAAGCACGAGCACGACCCATAGCTTGTCCATAAAGTGCTAAGTCCATACCTGCATCTCTAGTTGCCCTAGCACTACCTAATGCTAAATCTCTTTCAAATCTAGAACTAGTTCTATCATCTTCTATTCTTCTTCTTAATTCTGCAATGTTATCAGCAGCAGGGCGTTTAGCACCTGCCCTTGCAACTGAACTCATATCACGCATTAAAATGCTTTCTTCGTCTGTCACTGGTGGTGCTGCTTTAGCACCTGCACCTGCAACTGCATCCATACCTGCAATTAAACGCCTTTCTTCATCTGACATTATTTGAGGTCTAAGTTTAGGTCTTACAGTTGTATCTTCTATACCTGCTACAGCAGATGCAGCAGCAGCAGCTTGCTCTTCTTTTTCTTGACCAAATATGCCACCAATAAATGAACCTATCTTACTAAACAAACCACCTTCTACTTCTGGTGGTTCAACGCCTAATTTTTTCATTGCGGCTAATATTTCTTTTTCTTGCATCCTTGTTGCGCCTTGACCAAACAAAGCTATGAGAGGATTGATAGCACCCATAGCTGTTAAAGCCATACGTGTCTTTCTATTTTTATCAAATGCATCCTGTAATTCTTCTGCAGAATATGTAGACCAATCTATTTTTTCAGGCTGTGGTATATTTATACTACCACTTCCACCACCACCAGTTCTAACTGAAGTAGTTTCTGTAGCTGTGCTTTCTGCTCCTGTTGTTATTTCTGAATCTGAAGTTTCATTATAAGGTACAAATCCTTCAGGAATAGGCGTAACAGGATTACCTTGATAAAAGAAAAAGTCTCTTATCTCACCTGTTTCTTTATTTATATATTTAATTGATGTATATGCATCTTCTACTGTAGGGACAAATTTAGTATCATCTGCTGTTCCTGAAGGAGTTGCAGGAATTGTAGGTACAGGTGTCGTAGGTGTACTTGGTGTAAAATTTGGAGTTGGTTGACCTATA